CTCTTATCTTTGTCATATGCATCACGGAAGATCTGATCATCAGCTTCTGCTTGTTTACGTTTTACGTCTGTCAATGCAAGAGATAAATCCTTTTGAAGTTTTAACTTCTTATCTGCATATTCCTTTTCAGTAATGTATCCATTTTGAAGATGTTCGTTGAGGGTACTAATTTGGGAATCATAGTTAGCTTGTAATCTCTCTGATTCAGTATGTGCTAAGGCCATTCTTGCGGCTAGGCGTTTCTGGCCATCCTCTTGTTGAAGTTTGGAAATTGAATCATTGGCTGCCTTTGTACTTACCTCAATACCTTTTAACTGATCATCATATGCCTTGATTTGATCCTCAATTACTTTCTTCTCTTCTGGGCCTGCGGTTTGAGCTTCAAGTTGTAACTTCCCTTGAGCCTCAAGAATAGAGGTTCGCTGTTTGGCAAGAGTATCAAGTTGTTTTGTACCTGCCTCATAATCTGCAATTGTGGTATCGGTAGTTGTACCGGGAGCAGATACCATCTTTGCTTTTCGCCCAGCGGCTCCCGAATAGTCATTAGCTTTATTCTTGTTCTCAAGAAATGCCTGATACTGGGGATCATCCTCAATCTTTCTTGGGGTGAAAACAAACTTCTGATTGGGGTCTTGGTATGAACTACCATATGAGAAACCTTTCTTCTTATTGAAGGCATTCTCTTCTTGTCTACGTCTTTGTTCTTCCCTTGCTTTGAAGTTGTCCCTTGCGTCTTTCTCTAAGGCACCTTCATTATTCTTGAAGTCCACATAGTTCTGAGCATTAACACCTTGCTTATCTCTATTGAAACTCTTCACACTGTTTTGTTCAGCACCCTTTAGCCCAAGGAATGCAAACATCTCTGAGGCTTTATTAACTATCCCATTGGATAGATCAATGAGCCCTTTGAAGGATTCCACCATTGCACTATTAAAGTTGTTTTGTAGTAAATCGACGTTTGCTAGAGTTGCATTAATACTCTGTTGGGTTTGTTGGTTGATCTGAACTCGCTTATCAGAATACCCCTTAAGCAAGTTTTGAAGTTCTTGATCACTAGCCCCTAAGATAGGTGCAAGCTTTGATGCCTCTGAGGCCATGCTCTCTAATACAAAAGTTTGTTGTTGCATGGATACACCATTGGCATCCATATCACGTTTCATTTTTTGTAATACTTCAATTGCTCCAAGCCCTTCGAAGTCCCGCTTAGTTTGTCCAATACGAGTCCCGATTACTTCGAAGTAATCAACCATACCCCCCGATCCTGCTGCGAAATACTCTCCAATTTTTTCGTTTGAGTCCTTTGCAATATCGGCGATCTGCTCAATCGACATTCCAACAGTACCAGCAGCGACAATCATCTTGTTCATGCTTTCAACACTGGTGCCGTTCGCAGTAGCAAGGGCCTGTATCTGCTTGCTTGTATCACCAGCCTGTTTACCCATTGCAGCAAGCCCAATGCCCGCCCCAACAGCAGCAGCCCCAACAACACCCAAGGCTGCCCCAACAGGCCCAAGACGCCCTGCAAATGCTTGGACAGCCGCACCTGGGGATGTGAATGCTGCACTCACACCCTTGGAAAACGAATCTGCATTAGCAGCCATATCTTTAAACTTTGAATTCCCTTGCTTTTGGGCTTTATTGATCTCGTCTATGTATTGCTGTGATGATGCAGTCAATAAAAAATGAACACCTGCCATCCTATAACTTCCTTATAATTCTTTTAATTTTATTTTTATTATTCTTTTGTTCCCTTTCCTGCTTTACCTTTTCTTGTAATGCCTGCTGAACAATAGGCCATTGTACTTTGAGGATCTGATACAAACCCTGTATGAGGTATGTGTCTTGTTCCTTTTGAGGTTTATCTAGTTCTTCATTGATAACGTTCCTCATCTGTTCACATAGATCCTGACGAACCCACAAAGGAACAAATAAGTTTGATAAACTTCTCTTCACTTCAAGTATTGTTGGATCCTCAAGATAATCTGGCACACCATCTTTTAGATATGGAAACAGTTCATCTGCTCTGACTATCTGGGATTGCTTGGTACAGTTCTGATTTCGGATGGATGCAGCAATGAACCCCTCTCTATGCATCTGTGCTCGCGGGGTGAACGGGGTCAGTAGGTCATATGCCCGGTAATCGTCGATAACGTCTATAGGCCATTCACGTAGTTCTTGGATGGGGATCTTTAGGGACACCGAGAGATCAAAAAGAAATCGTTCATCAAAGTTAGAACTTAGATCCCTTGCTTTTTTTTTACGTTCTCATTGCGAGTTGATAGATCCCATTCATGTAGAATTGCTTCACCAAGGGGTAAGATAAACTCTGCTGGGAATACATCACCAATAACATTAAGGTCAGAATCCCCATGAATCACCATTGTTCCATCTTCATTGCATAGGCAGTATTTGATAACCATTAATGTTTGTATCGTCTGATCTGTATTTACATTTGAAGCTATCCAGTTTACCAAGTTATAGGATGGTGTCTTTATGTATGCTTCTTGTTCTTCACCTAACACATCAAACTTAATCAACTTCGGTTTTAGTTTAAACTTCTCATAACTCATTATCTTCTCTCCAAATAGTTTTAGTTATGAATATTTATGAACAAAAAAAAGGATAGACCTAGGTCTATCCTTTAGATTTATCTGGTTAACTTAAACGCCAGCGGCCTCAACTAAACCACCAGATACTGCGATGGTATAGGTTACGAGAGATTGAGCGTCAAATTCGGTACTAATAGATTTGCTCGCTACAATACCTTGGAAAGTGATGGTATTAGATTCAGCACCAACAGCGGGGCCTGCTTTGATGGTTAGAACACACTCAACAGTTTCACCACTTGCAATAAGTGCTTGCATTGCTTTGTAATCTGCTGATTCTGGAACATAGCCACAAACAACTTCAAATGCATCAACTGAGCGGGAACCCACAAGTTTCTGGGCATATTGATTATTATATTCAAGCACATCAATAATGTTTGCATTTACTGCTCCACCACTAATGCTTTTTGTATGATTAAGAACTGTGTCATCTACTTTTAAAGTTAAAAAGTTAGCAGTTGTGATTTTAGAAATACCTGCCATGGTAATTTATTCCTTTTATAATTATTATTATTTTTATATTTATTGTTGTCTTAGGCAGGTCATTACAATACTGTATTGCCTTTCATAGTAACCTAAGCTGTTTAGATCATCCTTGGTATCTTGGATATTCATATCAAGAACATGATCCTCACAGTATTTATTAATGAACGATATGAAAGTACTATCACTTGTGAGTAGGTCATAGTCCTTACAAATGAACGTCACATAGAACAAAACTTGTTCCACTTGCTGTTCTTTGTTGTAGTATTGCGATTGTGAGCGATTGCCAATCCGTTGATATGCACAACTAATGGAAACGTCAACATCATCAGGAACTGTGAAGGGAAATACTGGTATCTCTGGATTGTACTTCTTTAATATCGTTACTAGGTCTGCATCTGCATTCACTTCTTACCTCTTGCATTTCTCTTATCTTGTCTCTTGATTTCCTTCTGAATTTCATTTAGTAGGTTATCGCTAAACTTCTCTTCAACTTCTTTCTCTTTCTCAAAACGAACTTTATCTATAAAGTACAATGGTCGAGTCACACCGATTAGGCGATGTGTTTGATCTGTGGGTTTACCGAATGAATAGAACTTTGTATTCTTACCAATCTTTGCCAAGGGATTCTTTCGACCATAGTTTAGAATGGTCGCCATACCATAATAACTTTCTTGGCCAATAACTCCCTTCTTGGTTCTGAAAGTTACCTCGCTGTATAGTTCAGAACTTTTCTTGTCGGCAATCTTCCCACTCTTACTAACCTTGATTTCCTTGCCAGTGTTTACTGTTGTTTTGATGATCACACCGGGCTTAATAATTTCTGGGGCTGCTTGTTCCATTGCTTGTTTAACATCTTCCATTACTGGTTTAACTGCTGCTCTAAGTGCTTTTGCCCTGAACTTTGGATCAGTAATACTTTCAAGAAGTTTATTGAGGTCATCTAAACCCTTCATGTGCTTATTGTCTTTTGCCATATCAAACATCCTTCTCAATATAAAACTTTATGAACCGTTGTTGCATGTTGTACTGTTCATAGTTCTTAACTGAATAGAATGAACCTTGATACTTGAACTTGTAGGAACTTCGATTATTGATTACTTCCATGAAGTTATGACTATATCGAGTTTCTAGTATTAGGCGATTGCTCCATGAGGCATCAAACTTTGAACCACTCTCCACTGTCTTTTCAAAACTAATCTTAACTTTGATGTTTAGATAAAGTTCTGGTGTGTTGATTACTTGTCCCGTTGCACTCTGTGACTTGATCATCTTGTAGATTTGTACTGGATTCTTCATTTCTCCGATCTGCATTAGTTCCTCCCTGTTGTTAAGTTAGGCAGTCTATACAGATCAAGAATGCGTGTGTGATTGTATGGAAGTTCTGAACTAATGGTTCCAACAACTACCGACTCCCTATTCTGGTACTTAGTTGCAATGATCATTGCAATGGCGGTTAGTAGAGAAGAACTGTTTTCAACATTTGATTTTGCAGTAATGAATACTGGAAACACTGGGTTCCCACGAATGATCATTTCCCCGGTTACTTGGTTGAACTTACCATCAACAGGTTGCCCCTCGGAATCGACGGGTTCTGAGGTGATCATAGTGCAGCCATAAGGCAATCTAAACGTTCGGTAATCTGTACTTATCTGAATTGTGGTTTCACATATTGCTCTGTTGCAATATCGTTCAGCTTCTTCAAGAGCTGCGAACTTATACATTTGAAGAAGTTCAGGTTCTGAATCTACAAGGATGCAATGCTGTCCAATAAGATCATCGGTTAGAAGCTCAAAGAACGAATCAGGGTCTCTTGTTTGTATTTTATATTCAATCATTTTTATACCTTCTGATTGTTATTATTGGTATTTAGTATTATGTAGATACAAAAAAAGGGCGGTGAGATTAACCCACCACCCCAAAAAGTGTTTATGTACCGATTATTATTTTTATTCTATTGTTTACATTTGTACTTTTTAATTCTTAGTTATTTAGTAATTACACACCAGCATCAGGAAGGAATAGACCAGCGATTGCGTCATTAGCACCCATGATAACAGCAGCACGATAAGTAATGTCATACACCATGAAGCCAGGAACACGGAATGGGTTAGCTACTAGGTCGATTGCCTGTGGTACGTTTAGAACCTTGAAACCTGCATCGAAGTCACCGAACATGATAGGAGCACTAGCGGCTAGGGTAACGTCTAGGACGATTTCAAAGCCATGAAGTAGGAAACTCATTGGGTTCTGTGGATCTGGCTGTAGGTAAGAACGGCCATCAGCATCTTTTAGTGCATACACAGTATTGAATGCCTCACGACTCATGCCCCAGCGAGCATTACCATGGTATTCAGCAGGAACACTGTTTACAAGGTCGCGTAGTAGATCGATTAGGGTTGCATCGGCAACAGTAGCAACAACAGAAGAGAAGGTTTCTACATCGCGAGTATCAACAGGCTTTAGACCTTCTACTTTATCAAAGTGCTTAACAATACCTTTTGGCTTCTTCACGCCGTCACCTTGTAGCATGGCAACAGCGGCTTGAGCAGAGATACGCTTCATTGCATCAGTTTCTAGGAAACCGTAAGCATCAAAGAAAGCATCAGCGGCAACAGTCTTTTCAACCATTGGGGAGCTAGTGAGTTTTCCACCAGTGCTGGCAACATCAACTAGAACAGGAACGGTGGAAGTATATTCACCTTCCCAAGAAGCGACAGTACCACCCTTAGCAACTTTCTTCTTGTAGTCTAGGATCCCGGTTTCTTGACCGAAATGACTTACTAGTTTGGAGGTTTCTAGAATGCGTTGGGTAATGGTCTTGTTGAACTCGGTTACGATGATATCACCAGCAGCACCGAAGTTTTTAGCACCTTGAAGCTTACCAGCCTTGATAATCTCGCCACCTGTTTCAGTCATGGACTTGGTAAACATGGCACGAGCTGATTTAACTTCTTCGGTTTCTTCTGGATTGGTATCCGCTAGTTTAGCTTTTAGTGCTTCAATCGCATCAACGACTTCAGCTTGCTTGGACTTGCTTGCTTCTAGTTCTGCTTCGGCAGCAGTTTTAGCCGCTTTTAGATCATCAATCTGACCAGCCATTTCTTGCATTACTTCATCAAAAGATAGTTCGCTTTTAACTTCATCACTCTTGGTAGATAGAAGGGCGGATTTCATCTTTTGGGATAGTTCTTTATTGCTCATTAAATATTTCCTTATTATTATTATAATGTTTTTATTATTTATATTTAGTATTTACTTTCTTGAACGAGCAAAAGCGGCTTTGAAATGATCAATACTGGTCTTGCGTTTTTGAATGTTCTGAATGTTTTCGTTTTTGTGGCTTTGATTTTTTACATCAATAACCATTGCGGCGGGGTTACAAGCGAATGGGACTAAACTAACTTCCATCAGATCGACATTGTTTAGGGTTTTGACTTCCCCGTTTGTTGTTATGTCATCTGGGTGAACGTAGTAGCCAATGCTAAATGAATTAACTTCATTGTTCTTTAACTGTAGATATCGATTCTTTGATTCTTCAATTTCTAGATTGAACTTACCCTTCAATAGAAGGCCAGTATCATCTATAGTCATTTCTAACCACTTACCAATGATCTGATCCTCTTGGTGATTCCACAAAAAGATCGGCATTGTCTGTCTAGACTTGAATTTCTCTATACTTTCAATAAATGTTTGTTCTGTGGTAACTTCGTTGGCTAGGTCTACTACATCGAAGATAGACCCATAACAACTAAACTCTCCAGTCTCACTTAATGTAAAGCTGTCCAAATCAATCGATATTGATTTGTATTGTAATGACACTAAAAATATTCCTTACTTATTATTGTTTTCTGTATTTGTATTTATGGGATTCCCCATTGTTAAGTTGTTACTATCAACAACAAAATCATTCCCGCCCTGTTCAGGTGATAGAGGGGCTAGATCAGTTCTTGCCTCATTGCGATTCACTAAACCTAACTTCCAACGTTCCATATCAATCTTGCTTCTAGTTTCATATGAACTATTTAGAATTTCTCTTTCCTCAAAATCGATTTGAAGATTGTTAAATCTTAAGGCTGTGTTAATGGCATCCTCAACAATTAGTACAAGAGGGTTTATTGTGGTACTCATGAATACGCTTCGAATTTCCTCAAGACTCTGGGAACCACCATCTAGACCAATCAGGTTAGGATGGACACCCATGAGACTGCATATCTGTAAGGCACAATTTTGCTGTGTCTCAAAGCTTGCAGAATCTTTGTAACTAAAGGTATTAGGTACAAACTGTAGACCTTCAAGAATCCCATAGCCTCCCTCTTGTGATTGAGTGTTAAGGGATTCTCTGGTTCTTATTAACTGTTCTGGGTTCATCTTGTTTGTGGATGTGAACCATCCAAGATTCTGAGGTTTGTTATTGTAGTAATGCACCCCGTTCTCTAAGTTTGCATTTGACAGTTTGATGATTGAACTTGCTTGATTGAGAAAGTCAAAAGTATTGAAATCTAAGCGAGCTGTGGTTAAGTAACGAATCTCATCTGATACAATTGGCTTACCAGCATTATCAACACCACTGAACATCCAAACTCCACTAGCTGATTTGGTACGAGATACACCTCTAATACACTCAATGGATTTGATAGGCGATGTGAGTAAGTGCCCATCACGTTGGATCTGTAAGAATGCCTCATTGTAGATAACTAGATTTGAGATTACTTTTGCCATTAACTGTTGGGTTGTTTCGTTTGCGTTTGGCTTCCAGAGTATTACCGATAATTCTTTATTTAGGTTTGGTGTGAACTTATCATAAATCTTAGTGTTGTTCTGGATAACCCGAATTGGCATACTTGATATGGTATTTGCAATTAGCTTCATGCAAGCAATTACACTAGGTTCATTCAGAACAGCATTTAGATCATATGCAGTTGCCCCTAAACTAAAAGGTGTTCCTAACGAATACCCTCCGTTTGTTTGTATGTTTTTCTTAAACAACATTATGCATAATCCTATTTTGTATTATTGTTATTATTTATATTTATGGACTACACAAGAGTGATACCGAATCCTTGTTCAACTGCGGGGATCATTGACATAGCAATAAGAAGGGCAACTAAACAATCTATCTTTAGGGAGTCATTAGAACTTTTGATTATCTTCATGTCTCCATGCTGGCCTATGTAAGTTCGTCCATTCTCGATGCACCAACGCATCATGTGATCGTTCTCGTCGAATACAATATTACCTAGTGTCATTCCTCTTAGAAGGCGATAGGCGGCATCTGATAAGTCCCATCCCTGCTTTACTGCTGCTAGTTCATATCCTGTTTCACTTTGATACTCTTCTGCGAAACGGTGCCCACCTTGGGCGGCATCTATTCCTGTATCTTCGGCTTTGTAGTTCTTGTAGATTTGTCTTAGTTCGTCCTTGATCTCTTCTAGATCGGTCACTGTTGCCCCGCATAGTCTTAGTGACTTTGAGTTAATACCCTTCATGTAAATGCTCTTTAGATTCATTGGAAGGGATTCGTATGCATTGTGAGGGATGAATGATTGGCTCTTTACATATAGCTTATGGTCTTTACCTATATGTACCCGAACAATACTTGATAGGTCAGACACAGCGGCCAAGTCCAATCCCATGTAACAAGGAAGTTCCTTAAGTTCATCTTCACTGGGGAAGGAGCTAGTAAAGCAACTGTTGATTATCTCTGTATCGACAAAGCCAGATTCAGCGAACTGGTGCCATTTGTTCAAGTGTTTGGTGGCAAAGTTTGCGGCTGCACTGGGAGACATGAGGGAACTTTGATATTCAGCCCTGATTGCTTGGCGAGTAACTGCATGGTCTAAACTCGGATTGGCCTGTTCATATCCAATCTCTGAGTTCGGTTCCTCTTCGTCTGATTCATAAATTATCGATAGAAACTGATCATTAGAATTCTCACCCTTGAGTACACCAACAGCATAAGAATACAAATCATGACAAAATGAATTTACGTTAGTACCTGCCGTGGTGATACAGAACAAGATAGGTTGATTACTACTTTGCATACTTGATGAAACTACATCATGAATCTTACTGTCTGGATGGGTGTGTACCTCGTCAAGGATCCCTGTTGTAAGTCGCAGGCCGTCAATACTCCCCGCCTCGCTCGATGTTGCGTAGAGAGATCCACCACTATCCGAATTTAATAAAATGTCGTGAGTTCTACATTTGAATTTTTTCTTTAGGTATTTTGAACTTGATTTTATTTGAGCTTTGATTTCTTCAAAACAGATACTTGCTTGCTTCCTTGTACTTGCGGAAGTGGTTACGGTTGGATTTCCGTTTTCAGTAGTCAGAATTGAATAGACCGCGACAATTGCAGCAAGTTGTGTTTTGGCATTGCCCCTAGGGATAAATGCAAACACTTTTCTGAATCGTCTCTCCCCTTCCCTCTCTGGATCTTCACTGCTATACACAAAACAAAATAAGTTTAATAGTAAGAACTGTTGCCAGGGCATGAGCCGGATCCGTGTTCCAACTAAAGGCCCTTTACTGTGCTTGAGTGAGTTTGCAATGATTAGTAGTAATTCGAAGTTATCTAGGTCTAGGGTAATGTCAGTTCTAGATAGGTCATCAAGGAATCTTTGGCAGAATAGTTTTTCATTTGTACATGCTGCCCTGATCCCACTAAGAACATCATAACAATACTGAAAAGCAGCCTGCCATCCTTGGAAGTAGTGATCTTTAATACTAGTGCCTTGGTAATCTTCTAGATTTGGATCGTTATCTCTAAAGTTAAAATACTGTAATTTAGTCGGGTATTGCACTCTGTCTGTTCCTTAGTATTAGCTCCCTTTTGTTTGTTGTTGGGATTGGTTCTTTTTCTTTTTCATAAAGTCCGCAATGGGATCTGAATCATCTTCATCATTATCAGTTTGCCCTGTGATTCTCTGATAACTCATTTCACTAATCCCAAGTTCGGATTGTAGTTTCATGATCTGAACAGATGCATTCGCCATGATTCGACATGAGGGGTTCTCTTTGATTACTGGCCCGTCTCTGTTCTCACTGTGGATCTTTGAGCCATTCACGTTTATGTCATCAAAGGCGTCATAGAAGAGTTTGGTTTGTACTGCTAACATTTGAACTAACATGACTTCTGATGGCCTTATGTTTCGTTCTGCTTCTATGATGTTGATTAACTTTGATGTGAGTTGTTTTATTACTGGATCTACTTTAAACAGAGAGGTGATCTTGTTCTTGTCCTTAGATGATAGTGCCATGTTTCTTAACTTCCATTAGTAGCTTTGCAAGTAGTTCACTGTCATCAACATCAAACCCTTTGGAGTTAACGCATTCAACAATATCCTCTTGAATGATCAATCTGTAGATCTGTCCCTCATGGATGATGATATGATTGCTTTGCTGAGTAACTGAAATGACTGCATTACGTGATTTAATTATCTTTTGTTCTTTTTTCAATTTCCTTGATAAGTTCCAATTGCTCCATCGTTTTGACGTATTGCTTAAGAACAAGGAAAGTTTGTTTAGTAACTTTCTCATTGTTGAGTGTATTCCTTACTTTGTTAGTTTTCGTGTTATGACATGCATGGCAAGTTGCCATACAGTTTGATTCGTGAAGATGGTATTCCTCCCCGTACTTCCAACGTATCTCCCATATGTGATCGACAACATCTGAGAGATGTTTGTTGCACACTTGGCACAGTGGGAATTCTTCCCTTATCTTCTTAGATAGTTTTCGCCATGCGGTACAGTTATAGAATGCGTGTTCATCATAATGACTTTGAGGTTTTGGTCTAACTATTGTGTGCTTTGGGCAATAGGTACTGTCCTGTTTATTGGTACAGGTTGGGTGTCTACATTTCTTTTTTATAGGTCTCTCCTAATGCTGTGTATCGCTGTCTAATGACATGGGTTGTACTGGGGTGGTGAAGGTATGTCTTTTAACTGGGGTGCTTTCTAGCGGCGTCTGAGGGGGATTTGCGGGGCTAAATCAATGGCGGAAAAAAGATTTTGAATTTAGATTCTCGTATAAACTGGAACAAGTTGGGTATCATTGAGTACTTATCAAAGTATTTACACCCCCCCCATTAGTACTAAAGTACAATTCACTTCATCCAAAAAGTATAAAACAAATGAAAGTACTAAAGTACAATTCACTTCATCCAAAAAGTACAATTAAAGAACTTATATAGTGGGTCTCATTCTGTAAATTGTCCCGCCATCATAAAACTACCGACACGAGTAAACTCACCATTACTAGTAATAGTACCATTTTGATTACACCAAATGGGGGCAGTATGGATGTTCAAAGAGAATGAAATACCTCTATATGTAAACATACAGCTCCCTGAACTGTTTACATCAATCAAGCACTGCCTATATAAAGATTGAACCTCAAGTAATGGTACTGACTCTTTGAAGATATTATTAAATCCATAATCCTTATGATTGAAAAGAACATGAACTAGAAATGATTCGTGGCCATCAGCCATCATCGAAACGTAAAATGCATCTCTGCCATCTTTTAGTTTGTGTTTTTGTCCCTGACTAATATTGTTCCACTTGATAATATTTCTTAGTGTTTGTTGTGACATTTGTTTAATCCTTCTATTGTTTAATTGATATGGTATTTATCTTGAAGTCCCTAGGGCACCTACCAATGGACTTAGACCCAAGCATCACATTCAATGATTTCTCATCACGTAATGCATGACTCTCTATGAGTGCCTGAATCTCTCTGTATGTGTGTTCGTACTTACTTGATGTGTGATATAGCACCTCACACAGAACATCATCAGAAGGCCATACAGACACAATAGCACTACTACTTTGATACGTTCGCCAGTCACTTTCTTTCTTTACCTTCTTCCCGAACTTAGGACTAGACTTCTTTGTTTCCTTCCTATGTGACCATAGTTGTTTTGAACCTATGTACCATTCCCCTGTTTTGATGTTCGTTAACTTGTAGATGAAGCCATAGCACTTACTGATTTCTGACTCATCGATTCCCCACTTATTCATATTGTACTTACCTCTAAATACCTCTAGTTGAAATTATTTAGAGGTAATGGAAGTGCAAGAAAAAACAATTGAGGAACAACTAAAGATAGATGAAGGTAGTAGCTTAACTATTTACAAAGACACCAAGGGATATTGGACTGTTGGAATCGGGCACCTAATCAAACGAGACAGTACAATACTTAGAGAAGAAGCAATAAAACTTCTAGATAAAGAACTATCTACATACGCAACAAAAGGCCGCATAACACCCGCTGAACAAACCTATCTCTTCCGTAAAGACCTAGCCGCAGTACAGACAGGGATCGCTCATAGCTCGTTCTATAGCGTTTATCAGGGACTGGATCCAGTCCGTCAAAGTGCAATACAGAACATGTGTTTCCAACTTGGGATTCTTGGGGTTTCGAAGTTCAAGAAGATGTGGGCAGCCCTAGCAAAAGGTGATTACTCCCAAGCAGCAAAAGAAGGACTAGATAGTAATTGGTTCAAGCAGACACCCAATCGAGCACGGCGAGTAATGGAAACTCTTAGAACTGCCTCGACTAGTCACTATCCCACTAAATAAATACTTCATAATAATAACAATAAGAGGTATTCATTATGGGTATAGGTGTTTTCCTAAAGGGAGCAATCGATAAAGTTCTTGGTTCAAAGATGCATCCAGTAGCAAAGGGAGCAATCATTGTTCTTCTCTTTGCTGGACTTGGTGCTGCAACTTACTTTGGTATTGCGTGATGAAAGTATCATTCAACTCCAAAGATTGGCTTGCAATCATTGTTGAGATACTACGGGCCTTAACAAACAACAAGAATAAATAAAAATTAAGGGATGTACTTCGGTGCGTCCCTTTTCTTTTGTCCAGATAAATACCTCAAACACATAATAATAAAAGAGGTTTTTAAAATGGGTTACAAAATAGTTGTAAATGAATATTCAAATCTGCCGGGATTGAACTCAACAAAGGTTCTAGTTTCCGAATATGCATCAATCGGCACCAAGACCACCAAGGTAATCGTTGTTGAGGATACCAACATCGGTACATCTCAATACAATGCGGCAATCCAAGCAGCAGCAGAGGCAAAAGTCAGTGCAGATGCAGCAGCCCAAAGTGCAACCGATACCGCAGCAGTATTAGGTACTAAGGTATCAAAAGTAGGTGATACCATGACGGGTAATTTGACCGTCCCAAAAGTTCTTCTATCTACATCACAAGGTGCAGAGGTAAACGCCGCAGTACGGAAGGATCATCTAGATACACAACTAGCCCTAAAGCTAAACCTAACGGGTGGTACTCTCACTGGTAACTTAACCGCCCCAAAAGTTCTTCTTTCTGGAACTCAAGGAACAGAAGTTAATGCACTTACCAGAAAAGACTATGTAGATGCAGAGATTACAAAACAGGTATCTAGAACTGGTGATACCATGACTGGTAACTTAACCACTACTGGGGTTTTACGAGGTCAACTGTACCACGATAAGGGATATTTCAGTATCGGGGCCTATGGGTCTACTTATGGTGATGGAAGGTTACAAGGATACTTCAGAGAATACAACAACGGGACTCCGGGTATTGGTTATCTTGGATTGAACCTTGAACATAGGGACGCCGCCGGTTTGGCTACTGGTAAGCAAGTTGATATCTATCTGAATGGTAAGTTCGTTTATCATGAGGGCCGAAAACCCACTGCTTCTGATGTTGGGGCTCTCGCTCTTAATGGTGGTACTCTTTCTGGGAGTCTTACAACTCCGAAGATTTTGCTGTCATCTGCTCAAGGTACTGAGGCGAATGCTCTTACGAGAAAAGACTACGTAGACACTGAGTTAAGTAAAAAGGTTGACATTGTAGATAATTACAAAGAACTTCTTACATCCTCTGAAAATATTACTTTTGATTTATCTGACGGTGTTAGTTTTTTCTCTGGTGTATTAACTGCCACAAATACATTAGTAAATATAATTAATATAGATAATAAACCAAACAACTATCAATCATTTTCTTTCTCGTTAAAGCAAGGTACTGGGGCAAATCTTGTAAGTTGGCCCTCAAATATATTGTGGTCATTTGGTAGAAAACCAGTGTTGACTTTTACACAAGGGAAAATAGATATTTTTCAACTAATAACATATGACAATGGTTTGACTTGGTTTGGATCATTGATAATAGCCGGAGCCTAACCACATGTTTAAGAACAACATTGACAACATATATCAGATGATTAATGGTCATTTTACATTTTTAAAATCAAATACAGGATTAACCACAAATCAAGAAACACAACACTATGTTTTAAATACAGATCATGTATTGGCAAACAACCGCCATCACATTGATACTACTCGTTGGGTATATCAACCTGATGGGGACAGTACTACTGAAGGGCAAAGTTTACAAATCCTTGGTGCTCTATACTGCTATCATGCGACACAAGACCCCTTTTATCTCGATAAGGCAAAGCAATACTTTGATGGTTATCATTTAGCTTTTTTCAATTCAGAACCCTTCCCAGATCCTCCTAGAGTGTTCCATTGTAACTGGATAGCCAATGGTAAAGATCCTGAGTTAGCAAGTTATCCATTGGATCCGAAGTATCCAACACATGGCGGTTTCAAGGGCGTCATATTCGATTGGGTAGATGGTAGGACTAAAATCCCTAGCGGTGCTCCACATTGGGGGGAGTATCTAGATAATGTATGGTTTGCATTTGATGAAATGGGGGCTTTAGGATGGAATCAAGTTAATGCCACGGTGTATAAGCTATTGCCTGATGGGACTACTGATTGGGACTCTAGTCTTGATGTTTACTATGTAGAATGGATCATTGATAGGCTCGGACGTAAAGTTAATAAAGATGGTGATATTCTTGAGGAAGGATTAATAGATCAAAAAGGGACTGTTCAACTACAAGATGCCAGTATCAACGGAAGATATCGATTTAACTATGCAACAAAGAACCCGGTTGAACATGGGGGCTATATGTTCTCTAGGAATGAGCGTTGGCACAATAGACCAGTTCATGTCCCCATCGATAACTATGAAAATCTCAACTTTGCATCTAATGCCTCTGATGGCGAATTGTGGTGGTGTGATGCATGTAAGCAACTATGGGACATAACAGGTGATAGAAAGTATTGGTTAGCATGGCAATGTTCACTTAAAACTTGCATGGATTACTCTGATATAGATAAGTACGATAAGTTTTTTAGACAATCAACCCAAGCGTCTACACCCTTTACTGATGGTATATCATATGAATGGTTTTACCCTAGTGATCAAGTTGCTGTATTCGATAGAGATGAAGATGGCTTTATCATAATAGATCAGTCTGCTAGTTCTCAGACTACATTAGAACAACAGTCAATATGGTTTAAAGTAAACAACGACTCAAAGTTTCATTGTGTATATGGTGGAGTGGACACATCAAACACCCCCTTAAGACTAAATGTTTCTCTAGAGTTAAACCCTGAGAAGGAAGAAACTGGAGGAATCATTTTTAGGTGTGGGCTCCCCCAAACAAATCACGATGGTACTATGCATGACATAACAGTACCGCTTAAAAAATTCTGTAGAACTACTAACTTAGATGGGACTCCATTCATAACATCAGATATTAGGATGGTTGCAGACTATGGCAATAATACTAAAGTGTCACTTAACTTTGAGACTAACATTTTAGCTAAGTATGATGACAATATCATCTCGTGTGAAATGGATGGTGATGGTGGTTTAGTTGTTGGTTTCTGGTTGCTTGATAGCAAAAAGTCTGAAGTCAAAAGTTTAACTTACAGAACCTTTGATGACGACTTTAATATTAGAATTACGGATGATGATGGTTGGAGATGGTGGGCTATGCTTCCGGCAAGCTCTGGGGTATGGGTCACACAACATTTTACCCTAAGTGATTTTAGACTTAACAGTTACCAACCAGATCATGATGAAACAGAAGTCAGACCATTAACGCCAAACTTCAGTGAATGCGAAGATTTCACATTGATGTTAGATACTGATCCTGTTGGGCAACTAGGTAAAATTGAATGGTACTGTATAAACGATCTACCAATACTATATGATGACAATAATGTTGGAGATTATACCATTCGTTGTACACTTACCTTCTCAGATAGCTCAAACAGTGGTTACACTGCATTATTAGGTGATGTTGATATCATTGATTACATGACTGATGGACTAGCTTATACAAGAGGTGTAATCCCATTCAGTAACATCACAGATCCATATAGTAATACGTATAGCGGCTGGCGGGGTCTCCCTTATCCCGGTTATCAGTATCCATTGATATACTGTTTTAATGGTGAGGACATTTTATATACTGAATTGAATAACACTATTAACTTTCTCTATGATAGCCAAAAGTGGTTCACTGATACATTTAACCCCGCAGTACCTGGGCCATGTGCTCAAGCCTATATATGGAACAGACAAGATAACTTAAAGTATGGTGAAGCTGATACATTCACAATGCTACATTGGTTTGATACAGCATGGTCTGGATATGAACCTAGAGCATTCATGGCTGGGGCAAGATGTTTACATGAGCTATTCAACAGAGGGGAGCCAATACCACAAAAACTAGTTGATTATTGTCAGAACTGGATGAACTTTATCTTTCACTTCATGAAGTCTCATAATGGAAACTCTCCTACCTATTTTAACAAAAATGGAAGTGTTGAGTATGACGGTTTCAACGGCCATATGTGTGGGCTATGGTTGGCTGCATCTTCTATTATGGCTATTTGTGGATATAAAAACTTTGATCTAATAGATATGCTAGTAGAAGAGTTACAACGAAACTATGATGTTATATCCCCCGGTCACATTATGAATGGTGCTTGGAGTGCCCATATAAGAGATGGAAATCCAACAACTATAGAAAACAATTCTATGTTTTTTGGCTTTCATAGTGGTGAGATTCTTAGAGGGTTAGGACTAGCCGCAATGGCATATTCAATGAAATAAAAACAATAATAAGGAACTATAACAATGATAAAGAATTATCAGATTGCAAGCGGCGGTACTTTCCGCCAACGAATACCTAGAACAGACCTACAAGAATTCGATACCATTTCGAACGATGGTACTTTCTGGATTGGCACACATAAAATTACTGTATCAGTGACTGATGAGTACTTAGAGCTTCTAATTAGTAATACGTCGGGTATGCGTAAGGGTGATCATGAGTACAAAGTAACAGCCGTTAATGAATTTGGGGATACCCTGATTATCGTGATGGGTCGTATCAGGGTGATTGGGTGATTGGATGTTTGAGAAACTAAAAGCATTCATTGACCTCAAGGGGTTATTGATGGTTGGAAGTTTGTTTGTTGCAATCACCACAACTTACAACACTGTGGGGGAGCACACCGAACAAATCAATACAATACAAAGTGATGTTGTTCGAAACTTCAATCAAACCATTCAACAAGATAAGGACTTATCTAGATTGGATTATAGAGTTGGAACGATTGAGACTAGGCAGAATGTGACAGATAAGAAGTTTGAGGAATTGAACAAGTCTATTAATACGCTAAATGAAACACTAGTTCGTTTGAGTACGATTCTTGAAGGTAATAGATTGAACAATCGGAAGTAAAAGTAAAGGCACCTGATGGTGCCTTTTTCTTTTTCACTTTTTAATGAACGGCCATCTATAAGATACTGACTCACTACTATTCAGTTTCTTCTCATGATGCACCCATATCTCATATTCTGCACCAGTTCTAAACTTAACATGGGCGACGATGATTGTTGGGCTTTCCTTCCTGCACTCGATCACGTTAATGAATCGTTTTAAGATCATGTTCTGTTTGCTGGGATTACCTTCAAATGCAAGAACATCTTTCATTGTAGTTTTATCATCAAACTCACCAAGTGTTTTCTTTGCTTGGAGTTGTTCTAGTTCAGTTTCTGCCTCTTCTATGTCCTCATAGATACGCTGAAGAATCCTAGGCTTCCCTTTATTATCTACTCTCATACTATCCAGTTCGATAAGTAGTTGTTCCAGTTCTGCAATCCTTGGTGAGTAGTCTAAAACTGAACTATCACTAGGGAAGATTTCTTTTTGTGATAGTGTTCCTAACCACTTCAAAAGATAATAATCAAGGTTCTTATAGTACCCCTTTAAGTCACAAGTTTTGTTGGGAACACCTGCACATACTTTGTAATGATCATCCCCACGTTTTTGTTTTGAAACTAATGGTCGCCCGCATTGGCATTTCAACAGATTACTAAATGTTCCACCAGTGTTGTAAGAACTATCTTCTTTCTTCTTCTTGATAGTTATTCTCTCAAACTCTTCTAATGTGCATATCTTTGGGTACAGTCCTGCAACGGGCTCAACACTCTTATACGCTCCGTCTCTTGATTCAAAGTAAGTTTTGCAACCATAGAGAATGGTATTCCTAAGAATCGACCGTATCACTGCAACGTGCCATTCCTTTCCTTTAGGGCTTACTAGACCTTCTGTGTTGAACTGGCGAACGATGGCAAGGGGTCGCATACCCTCAAGGCTTAAATCAACTATACGGCGGGCTAAGGGGGCTTTATCGTTTAGTACTGGTTTACCATCTTTGACAGTGATCCAAAAAGGTTGATTTCCTTGAATAACTCTTTCGGATCTCTTGTTTGTCTTCACTGCTCGCAAGAGTGAGGATTTACGTTGGGACTCTTTGTATGCAAGGTCTGCACTGATCATGAGTGGTAGAGCACTCATTAAATCTTGAATGTTTGAGTTGTTGTAAATCTGTTTGTTGTCTAGGGTGACGAAAACGCATCCAGTTTTGACTAGGGCCTTCACTAAGTCTGTTACATGGTTCCAGCCCTGCCGAGATAGTCGATCAGTTGCCTCAACTAAGAGCCATGTTCCTGTGGGGATGGAACCGTTCTCAACACCTCTTAGAAGTGCCTCAAGACCTTCACGTTTGACATGGGTCTTCCAACCAGAGAAACCAAGATCTTGGAAGGTCTCGATCAGTTCAAGCCCTTCACTTTCGCAGAACTTAAAGGCCAGCTCTTCTTGGCGTCGGAGTGAATCCCCAACGGCTTGTTGGGAGCTTGAGAACCGGGAGTACAGGATTGCTTTTGGTTTGGCTGGTGTGTTCATCTTTAGTGTGGCTCGGTCAGTGTGTGACTATGCCTGTATGGTAATACAAAAAGCATCACCTTGTTGATCATCCAGACGAAGGCGTCCACCAGGGTGTTGAGGCCATCCACCAGCGGCTTGGCGCGCTCGCGGGGCTGCTTGG